GACAAAAGCCAACAAAAGTAAAGACAGAAAACTTTGCTGACGGAAAGAATCCAGGACGCAAAGGGTTATCCAAAAAACATGGAATCAGTCAAACAATGTCGATTTCAGACTTAGAACGAATAGCAAAAAATTCTACAGGAGAAAAACGCAGAATGGCACAATGGAACTTGAATATGAAACGAGGAAGATTGAAAAAAGAAGAATTAGAAGAACAACTCAATCTATTTTTAGAAAAGAACGTTCCTAATGACTCAAGTAAATGGTCATATGCAAAGTCACAGGCAAAAAAGAAGTTTGATGTATATCCGTCAGCATACGCAAATGCTTGGGCAAGCAAAAAATATAAAGAGCTTGGCGGCACATGGAGGAAATCAAAAAAATGAAACTAAAATATTTAGCACTAGAAGCCAAAACAAAATGTCCTGCACCGACACAAGACATTGCACTCAACTTGAAGAACAGACAGACTGCAATAGATGGATATGGATATGGGCCTGCCGATCCATCTCAAGAAAATGAAAAGTTCTGGCAGAAGAAACAGGATATGTGGAATACAGATTCTGCAGATGAATTAAAAGATATGATCTGCGGTACATGTGCTGCATTTGACATAACAAATAAAACCTTGAATTGTATTAGCAAAGGAATTGGCGGCGAAGAAGCAACTGATCCATATGATGTTATTGATGCTGGCGAATTAGGTTATTGTAGATTTCTTAAATTTAAGTGTGCGTCTAAAAGAACTTGCGATGCTTGGGTTTCAGGTGGCCCGATAAAAAAGGAAAAGAATGAAAAGTAAAGGTTTAGGCGATGACATTGCAAAGATTACATCTGCAACTAAATTAGATAAGTTAGCAGAAAAGATTAATGAAATTATTACCGGCAATAAAGACTGCGGCTGCAGCAAGAGACAAGACAAACTAAATAAAATATTTCCATATAAGGACAAAAAATGAGCAAGAAAAAATTAAAAGAAGGATTTGGTATTGGAGAACTTCCTTCATCTAAACTAATGAAGATGAAAGTGGGGCTTAAAGATCTTGCACCAGCATTGAATCAACCAACGCCACCGCCAGTACCGGGAGGACTTTCGTCATCTAAACTAATGAAGATGAAAGGTAGCCTTAAAGATCTTATGCCAGAAGGCGATGGGTATCATCCAATACCGGGTAAAGTATATGATAATCCATATGCAATGGCATTTAAACCAGTAGATCATGATGACACTAAAGGAATGGGTTTGACTCATACATATACTACTGATTATGATCATGAAGGTAAAATGGCAAGAACACAACTTGAAAAGTGTATCGATCACTCACAAATGCTTCGTACGATGATTGATGAAAAAGCTGAGTTGCCGGCCTGGGTTCAAGCTAAACTAACAAAGGCTGCAGACTATTTGCAATCAGTTTATAATTATATGGATGGACAAGATGGTTTAGATGATGATGGGTTATTTCGTAAAAAAGAATTAATTGCTTCTATTCAACAAGACTTAGATGAGAAAATACGTAAGGTAGAAGATGGTTGGGCTGTATATCCAAGTGCAGGCGGAAAACGTTTAGGCACACATTCTACAAAGAAAGCAGCTTTAAAACAATTGGCAGCAATTGAGATAAGTAAGCAATCAAAATGATGAAACTTAAAGAATTGATATTTGGATATCCCGAATCTGGTGTTGTAGATAAACCTCACGACTATGACCGAATACAATTTTATAAGAAGTACTACGATAATTTAACTCCATCAGATTTTGACATATATCAAAAAGATGAGTTTATAATAATTAAAGTAAAGCCTAGAAAAGATGATTAAGCTACGAGATATACTAATAGAAGATGCAGTAAATATGAAAGACGGTACTACTTTACGTGCATCACAACGTTTTTGGGATGAAATAAAACGAGATGAAGGGCTGCCTGGAACCAATGGCAAACCTGCACTTAAAGCATATAAACTAGGAGATGGTCGTATAACAATTGGATGGGGTCACACAGGATCGATGTCAGGACCGACCCCAAAACTCGGGGATAAAATAGACCAAGCTACTGCACAGAAGTATCTGCAGGCTGATGCAAACAAATCAGCTGAGTGTGTACGTAGAATATTAAATAAATGGAAACAAGAAAACAATCGAGCTCATGAGGTTACGCAGAGCATGTTTGATGCATTAGTTTCTATAGTATTTAATGCCGGTTGCGATGGCTTACGCGAATCGGAATTTATTCAACTAGTAAAAACTCGTGACTGGAAAGATGCTGCTATGATGCTTCCTTCTGATAGTTCAATGATAAGAGGTAAATTTACTAAAGGTTTAGTAGCAAGAAGAAAAAGAGAATCGGCCCGATTTTTAGAAGATGGCGTTCCGTTGAGTAAATATTTCGGAAAAGGTGAACGTTTATTAAATATGAGGTCTTCTAAACGATAATTTGGATTATAATTAATTATTCAGTATATTATATTATGTATATGAATCATTTAAATAAAGTTCTCAATTTAACTTTAAATGGGCCTGATCAGAATTGGCAATGGCCTCAGAGTTGGACAGATCTAGATAAACTTAAGTTTATTGATGAAGCGATTGTATACTTAGAAAAACAAGAAATGTACGAAGAATGCAAACAGTTACATGAGCTCAAAAAAACGATCTAAATATCAATTAATATTAAAAGATGACGACATAAATACATTCGAACATGTTATTTATTGTTTAATAGAATATTGCAACCATAATTACTATCAAGCAGGTCAGTGTGCAACAATAGTACACTCAACCGGAACATGTTGTATACAAATTGGATGGAAAGATCATGTAGAAGAATTATATGACATACTGACTGCAGAAGGGTTGGAATTAGAACTTGTAAAGCATACTAAGCATTAAAGGTACTTTGAGTCATTATTTTTATAAAACTACAAGAGACGAAGAATTTAATAGGTTATGATAAAAGTTATAGTTAAAATTAAGTTAGCTTTATTACACGCAACATTTCATAGAAATATGAAACGTGCAGAGAAAGCTCGAAAAGAACAAAATATTGCAAAATTTAAACGTTATATCTACGCAGCAGAAGATGCATGGAGAAAATTAGTTACACTTAAAGAAAAACACAAATTATAAGTTATGGGAAAGAAAGGATATCAAGGAACATCGCCTAAAGACAGAGCAATAAACATCATGGATAAGTTTATCCAACGATCGGATCGTAAAGCTGCTCGACAAGAGATAAAACCATTAAGAAGAAAAGATCCAAATATTCCAATGGAATTATGGCCGTTGAAAGATCAGATTGAATATTGGGAAAAAATACCTGAATCAAAAAGGTTTAAAATGAAGTATCATTATTCTGAATGGTATAACGAATTATTGGAAAAATCAGGAATGTATCCAATAACATTTAGAGACTGCGTGTCTCCACATAAAAATCGGTTACTAGAATTATACAATGAATGTACATCTATTAGAATGGCTCTTACAATTTTGCGAAAAGAAAACATCATTCATTAATGTCTACCGATAAATCACAATATAAGTATGTATATGGTCGTGGAAGAACGGCATTCAATCTTTCAGAGTCTGACGTACGCTATGCAATAGAAAATACAAAGTCTAATGCAGAAGCAGCTCGTTTCATGAAAGTTTCATTTACTACATGGAAGAAGTATGCAAAAATGTATACAGACCCAGTAACAGAAAAAACCTTATATGATATGCATACTAATATTGCAGGAGTAGGTATATCTAAACGATCTACGAGGGCTTCTGCAGGGCCATATCAAATTGATCAAATCCTAGAAGGCAAATTTCCAAAATATCCTATATGGAAGCTTCGAAATAGATTGCTAGCTCTAGGAATTTTTCAAGAAGAATGTAACAGCTGCGGGTACAATGAACGTCGTATAACAGATGATACAGTACCGATTCTATTAGATCATATTAATGGAGATAAGACAGACCATTGTTTAGACAATCTTCAGTTGCTTTGTTTGAATTGTTGGTATCAGCAAGTCGGAAATCCATTCAAGGAACGATCTACAAAGTTTTGGAACTATAATGATTTAGACTAACGAATATTTATAAGTGTATGATATCACTAAAACACTTAATAATCGAAGGCCGGTATGATTCGATAGTAACTGCGCTGAGCAGAGAAATGTTGAACACGATCAAATCCAGTTATGCATCGACAAAAACCGAAGACGGCAAATTTGCGGGAACTAAAATATATTTCCGCAAAGGCGAGCAGGTACCTGTAATACACGGAGATGAGTTTGACCATATATATTTTCACGAAGTTGAAAATGAACAAATACCATTAGAGTTCAAGATAGCATTACGGATACAATGGGTTGAAGAACTTGATGATTATCGAAAAGGTGGAGATGCATATAATGATCAAACCGATGATCCTGCTGATGCAACATCTGATCCATATATTGAAATACGTTTTGAATTAGACCCTGCAGATGTTCCGAACATCTACAGTAAAGTTGCAATGGATTTACGAGATACAATTCGTCATGAATTAGAGCATATTACTCAGACTGGATGGAATCTATTGCCAGGAAAGTATCTGCCGAATGATCAAAAACGTAGAAAAAAGATTGAAACGGGTGAATTACCTGCTCGAGAATATTTCTTACTTCCAATGGAAATACCGGCTATGATACAAGGAATGTATTTTCAAGCAAAAAAATCAAAACAGCCATTTTCTTCAATTGTTAATAACTACTTAGATCTTTTTATTAAAATGAAAGACGAGAATGGTAACCCGTATCTTACTTCAGAAGATAAAGAAGTAATTATCAATACATGGAGAAAACATATTCCTAAACTAGGATTAAAGGTAACACTATGATTAAATTGAAAAGTTTATTAGAGTCAAAGACATTGATGTCAGAGGCAATGAAATATCATTATGATAATAAAATTAGTATCACTGAAAATATATTTCGAGTTCAAAGTGAAGCAAGTTTCAATCTAATTGTTGAGGCACGAGAAATGTTTGACAAAGGACTTGCGTGGTTTGAGGGACGGGATAAAGAACTTTTTGAAACAACTGATATTGGTCGATTTGCGACGTTCGAAGGCAATAAAGTTCCATTAGATCACCCAATGGAAATTACACTCGATGAAGCAGAATATCAAGGCAAAAAAGTAAGTCTAGGAAAGCCGACAAAAGGAGGCCGAAAGAAATACCAAGTTTATGTAAAAAATAAGAAAGGCAACGTTATCAAAATATCATATGGCGATTCTGGTATGAAAGCCAATTGGAATGATCCTGGTGCAAGAAAGTCTTTTGCAGCAAGGCATCAATGTCATCTTAAAAAGGACAGAACAAAAGCAGGGTATTGGAGTTGTAGAAGTCATAAAGATTTCGGACGTAATGTATCGGGTAGATTTTGGTAATATGACAGAAGAACAAGTTCCATACGAAAACATAGAAGTTACAGACAAATATATTATTAGAAAGTTTTTTCATAATACGAACTCAGAAGAATTACTATGGCATCGAGATAGAGAAAATCGTTTAATAGAACACATATCAGGAAAAAATTGGAGATTTCAATATGACAATGAATTACCTATACCAATTGAGCCAAATCATTTTATCCACATTCCATCAGGCTGTTGGCATCGTATACATTGTGGATCAGATGATCTAATAATTAAAATCAATTTCTTGGAATCATAAATATTATTTCTTATAATATTGTATGATATACACAGATTTTAAAATTATTCAAGACTTCGTTGATAAGTCAAATCTAACTAATTCGAACACAGATAAAATGGATGTGTTGAAAATATACACTCAACACGAATCAGTTAGAAAAGCATTAATTTATACATATGATACCTTTAAGCAATATGGTATTACATCTTCTAATTGTAAAAAGAATCAAGACTTATTAGGACATCCTAATACATATGGCGACTTCTTTCTTTTGCTAGATGATTTAAACAACAGAGTAATTACAGGTCATAATGCAATTGCTAATGTTAACAGATACGTGTTAGAGAATCCATTGTATAAAGATCTCATATGGAACATTATTGATCGTAATCTGAAAACAAGATCAACAGCCTCAATGATTAATAAAGTTTGGCCTGGCTTAATTCCAACATTTGACGTTGCGTTAGCTAATCCATATAATGACAAAACTGCAAAAAAAGTCGATTGGAATGATAAGTGGTTTGTTAGTCGTAAGTTAGACGGCGTTAGGTGTATAACCATAATTGATAATGCAGGTGATGTTAAATTCTTCTCACGTGCAGGGAATGAGTTTACAACATTAGAAAGATTAAAAATTCATATCGAATCATTAGGATTGAGTAACCAAGTATTAGACGGAGAAATTTGTATTGTTGATGACAACGGAGATGAAGATTTCTCCCGAATTATTAAAGAAATTAAAAAGAAAGATCATACAATTAGTAATCCATTCTATTTCATGTTTGATATGTTGCAGTTAGATGACTTTTTAAATAAGACTTCAGCTGATCGATTATCTGATCGATTATTTAATTTAGCAAAACTAGTACCAGAGACGACTAAATTTATGTCGGTATTGCCACAATACCAAGCATCTGATGAAGTATTTGATCAAATGGTAACTGAATCTAAAAAGGGTAATTGGGAAGGGTTGATGCTACGTAAAGACGCTGAATATCAAGGAAAGCGTAGTATGGATATACTCAAAGTAAAATCATTCTCAGACGCAGAATATATAGTATTAGATATCGAAACAGCTCTTCAACGTGTTATTGTTAATGGATTAGAAACAGAAGAAGAGATGCTTAAAAATATTGTGATAGAACATAAAGGCAACAGAGTAGATGTTGGGTCTGGATTTAGTCAAGAACAACGAAGACATTACTTTAAAAATCCAAACGAAATTATCGGTAAACAAGTAACCGTACAATATTTTGAAGAAAGTCAAAATCAGAAAGGAGAATACTCCCTAAGGTTTCCAGTAATCAAAACAGTGTACGAAACACCACGTGATATATGAGATGTCCTTATACAACATCAAAACGAATAATCAATTACATTCGCAACGTTCTGTCAGTACCATCTGCAGAATATGGTGGACTTCCACCATGTCCATATGTCAAAGCAGAGTTAGATAATAAAAAATTGATGTTAGCAGAGTTAGATCCATTACAAGAAAATCTACTCAATATCATACAAGAATTTTCAAAGTCATCATATGAAAGTTTACTCATAGCTCAGAAGATGCCGATCGGAGAATCATTAACAGCTAAAGAAACTGGGTATTATCAAAAACAAGTTACACGCATCTTAAAGAAGATGGATATGAAAGAATATAAATGTATTTGTTTCAATCCAAATGACAAAGTTGGTACTGTAAGGCAACAAGCACCATACTTCTTGATTAATATTGCACATGAACAAGCTCTAAGTGCAGCACATAAGAAAATAATGAAAACAGATTACTTTGCTTATATGTCGGAAGAATACGTTAAATTTCTTCATGTAGATCCAAAAAAAGTTACTAGAAAGGTTGGATCTTAATTATATATTTCTTATAATATAATATAGAAATTAAATTTAAGGTTATGAAAAAGAAATTTGGTAGTATTAAAGATGGCGTCGTAACAGATGCATCAACAGGAGAAGTAATTACATCGCTCTTCCGAGACATTATGATTGAAAAGGCTGAAGCAAATGGCCAAGCGCTTGCATATGATCCTGAGACGGGTAGAGCACGCAGAATTGATATTTCAGAAGTTGAAATAGATACAGTAGTTGATGTTCCTAAACAAGAGATAGACGAAGAAGCTGATCCGATATTGGCTTTTATTCAGAATTCAACGGAGCTTCGTCCTACCTCGTTAGAGATGTCAGATTTGAAATGGAAATATTTGGTAAGATCAGCATTAAGAGGTAAGAATATTATGATGGTTGGACCTGCAGGCTGTGGTAAGACAGAAGCAGCAAAGGCTTTGCCGATTGCAACCGATCGTCCATTCTTTTATTTCAACTTAGGTGCAACGCAAGATCCACGAGCCACTCTTATTGGGAACACTCACTTTAAAGATGGTCAAACGGCTTTTGATCAGTCAGCATTTGTAAAAGCAATTCAAACTGAGAACGCAGTTGTTCTGCTTGATGAATTGTCTCGTGCGCATCCAGAAGCATGGAATATCTTAATGACAGTATTAGATGAAGGTCAAAGATATTTAAGATTAGATGAGGATATCAATGCACCAACTATCCATGTAGCTTCAGGCGTATCTTTTATTGCTACTGCAAATATTGGATCTGAGTATACTTCAACCAGAGTATTGGACCGAGCATTAATGGATCGATTTGAAATTATTGAAGTAGACATTTTGAGCAAGGAGCGTGAGTCGGCTTTATTAGCAAAGCGTTTCCCAAAGCTTGAAGCAGGATTGATTGATTCAGTCGCAGACATTGCAGATCTAACTCGTAAGGAATGGAGATCAGAGGAAGGTAAACTCAACACAATGGTATCCACTCGTATGACAGTCAGAGTATGTGATTTGTTGGCAGATGGATTTACTTTGGCAGAAGCAGCAGATGTAGCAATCATTCCTTTCTTTGATCAGTCAGGTGGTACAGACTCTGAGAGAGTATTCGTTAAACAAAT